ATAAGATGCTAACATCTTACTAGGGTTTCGTATATAAAACCTTTGAGCTACAAGTAGCACAACGTAAGATGTAAAACATCTCATCCAGGAAATGAATGTTGTAATTCATTACCCCTGCTCAGCCGCCGAGCAGTATCCTGACTTCCTCTGTTAAGAAAGCCTCTTGCGACATTTTATTGACTGTCGTCATTTTTGTATAAAACCAGTTTAGATCGAACCCATTTTGATCTAAATTGGCGTAGGATTACCATAAGCGTAATATACTGGAGCACCAACAAAGAGTCCGAGTTGGAAATCTTCTGCTGTTGAAATGTATTTGTCTATTCTCATGTTAGAACTATTGAAAAAGACATCATTACTGAGTTCATGACCAGAATGGAGACCAGCATAATAATTGGTATCTCTGGCAGGTACAAAACGTTGTCCTGCTGTATAAAAGGGAGTCTCATATTCGAGACAAGGATTGTTTGATGTTGGTGTAAGAGCAGTACCACCGGTAGACCGGCGGATCGTTTCTAACATTTCGGATCTTCTGTTACCAATACTAGCACTATCCAATGGATGTGATGATTGTCCATTGCTAACACCAAAAATACTGTGACGTGCAACGCCAAAAGTTCCTGTGGTGGAGGAACGAGCACCAGTAAGAATAGCCTTATGGCGTAATCCCCCACGTCTGCATGCAAATGCTGGCGTTAACCAGTTTAAAAGTGTTTGATTGCAAAAGTTATATGGTGCACTAATACCTACAGAAGGAACAGCAGTATCGTCTCCATTAGGGTCCCAACCCCTATAATATGGGAAATCAGTTAAATCTGTAGAAACTATTCTAGTATCTGTGCCAATCTCTCCAGGCCACCAGGAAGTGTGATAATTATAACGTCGTAACATATCTCGGAAACTAACGATTCTCTCACCCTGGTAAACTAGGTATTGATTGTCATCTGGTATCATTCCTGACATATCACCAAAACCCTGAATATTGTGAGAACAATCAGGAGCATTGGAAACGTCATTGGAAGTTGCTAGAGCTTCTGGTGCAGATTCAGCTTGTTCAACGAAGTAAGAAGTATTTTTAATGCCACTAACGGAAGGAACAGCAAGAGCAAAATCTTGCCCTCCGCTAACCCATACTTGAATTTGAACTTCTGCC